TTTCTGTAACCTTCAACGTTGCGGATCTTCAGTTGGAAGTCAGCACCGCCCCACAGGTCAAACGGGTCGACAGGAGTCTCACCAGGGAACTGTGGTTGCATGAGGTCTTGAATCTTGTCAAAGATCTTCTTGCCGAACTGATACATGAAGACTTTGCCTTCGTTCTCAGGAGCAGACGGATCTGATACAACAAGGATGTTTGTAACATAGTGAAGGCGACGCTTCTGCTTGCGTACAGTTTCGCGATCTTCTTCGTTACCAGAGTTCCACAACTTGGTGTTGTACTCGCCGAGAGGATCTTGCTGACCCAGTGAAGTCAGTGACTTCTCGATGTACCACTTACCAGTTGGTCCTTTGAACCCATGATCCCAGTAACGTACCCATGGCACATCACCTTCGGAGGGAAGAAAACGAATAACGGCATAACCATTACCTGCCTTATCGACAGTTGGTTTCCAGAGGTTTTCGTTTTCTTGACGCTTGTTATCTGAGGAACCGTTACCTTCTTGTGCAGCGGCAACGAGTTTGTTGATGTCGTAACGACGTGACTTGAGAGATGAAATATCCATATTATGTTTCCTTTGTATGACTGAAGTATTTAAAGTATGTGTCCTGTATTAGCGGACACCAATATTTAGGAAGCAACTTCTGTAAAGTAATGTTGCGTTCCTATCTGTCCCCAACTAATCAGCACTTTGCGTTCGCCTTGTACCAACGGCGTTACTTCGTGCAAGAAGTATGCTGGGAACATAATGGTCTCGCCCACTTCGAGGTCGACCATGTACTTACCGTCCCAATGCAGAACAGTACCCTCGCGAGGCAACCAAACGTTTAGGGTGCCTCCCATCAGGTCATCTGATTTCTCTAGCATAGTGACGGATGTGTATAACCGCCCATGAGTTTCTCCCATGGGCAGGTCATCGGTGTGCGGGTGGAACGTTTGTCCTGTTCCTTTGTAATGGATAAACTCCATTTGAGCGAACCACACTTCTTTCTCTTGCTCTGGATACCATTCTACTAACATATCCTTCAAAGTCAAGGCAATGTCAGGAACTTCTTTAAAATTAAATGGAGCGTGGTTACAGAAACGATCATAATTCAATGAGATCGTCTTGCTGTCAGGGTTGTAAGTTTTAGCGTGGACAAATTGATCCGAGAACCCTTCCCACATTTCGCGGAGGGTTTCCAGTTGCTCATCGTCGAAAATAAAGTCTCGACGGAACGGTTCACTCGAAGGGCAGTTCAGCATTTTTCTCTAGGAAGTTCAGGTTCATTGCTTCAACCTCAACCTTTGCTTTGAGCACAGGCGAGACATACTTCTTGATATCTTCAAGTTCAATTACGTTTTGCTCGCACACGTGGATGATGGCATCCATGTATGTTAGGTTTAGACTCAGGACAGCGGAGTCGACTAGTTTGCCGAACTTTGCCTTCGTCATAAAGTCTGGTGTCTTGTCTGATTTATCACTCATCTTCTGACACCTCTTCTTTGTCTTCAAGTGCAACCGTGACTGCTTCTGCTTCGATGGCAGAGATCAGGTTCGCTACTTCGCTATATGGTTTGCTTGCCAGATACTCCATGATAGAGTTCATCAGGGTAATCGGGATAGCAACAGTGGAGTGCTCGCTCATGCGTTATATTCCTTTGCTAATTCTTTGGTCCAGACGCAACCAATGTCAGGGTAGTAATAACCAACGTCACGCTTGATTACACCGTCCTCATCATAGGCGGGAGCATAGACGATGTACTCCATAACTTGGTCGTGCTTGATACCATACTTGTGGTCTAACCAAACGCCATCGCGAATCCAGACGCCGAGGTTCTTAACATAGTTCTCGGTCAATTGGAATTCAGCACGGAGTTTAGTGTCTTTGGAATCTTTCTGTGCACGAATACTTGACAACTTCTCCTTCCACTCCTTCAACGTTGCCTTGGAGTTCGCCAAGGAGAGAGGGTGGTCGTCTTCGAGTTCAAGTACACGCGGGTGAGCAGCAGGGGTCTTAGATGGAGCACGTGCGGCACGTGCCTTCTTGAGTCGCTCAGCAGCAGCAGCGCGTTGCTCTTCAGTCATGGGTTTACGAGTACGCTTGCGCTTGGGTGCTTCGATACCCAACTTCTCACGCATTGCTTTTTGCTTCGCTTCTTTCTTCGCCGCACGTTTTTGTGCTGGTGTTAAAAGATGATCCATATCAGACATAATGTAATTCCTTACTCAATACATTGATTCTACTACAGCGTACACCCATAGTCAACAACTATTTGCATTGTGGATTTCTTCACGGATTTCTTCCGAACGCTTTACAGCGTCCATGAAGACTTCGGTACAGAATCTCAGTTTCCCGTTGATGTACAGGTCATAGTATTGCGACCCACAGGAATCAGAGACACGTTTAATTTCGACTTCGAAGTTCATCGCTCCATATCCCTCTCGCCCTCAACGTGCGCTCGATAAACATCGAATGCCGCCAACACTGAAGACTTTTGCGCTCCAGGAGATTGTTGGATAAATTGGAAGAACCGCTCCCAGTCCATGCCTAGAAACAGCATGTCTTCGTGAAGGATCTTCATTGCTTTCTTCAAAGTCATTACGCTACACCTCTCGTGTCAGTGATTCGGTCATTCCATTGTTGGTAGGTCATCTCGGTGCCATCCTTCAGGATGTACCAGAGAAGGTCGTCTTCGGTCTCGCCGCCGACGTTGTGGGTCTTCGTCCAGCGCTGACCAGCGATCTCTTCGTGGCGCCAGTCGTCCCACATCGTGGTGTGGGTTGAAGTCAGACGATTGTCTTCCGTCCACTCAAGGTAGATGGGTGCTTCCCACTCTTCGACGTGGTCAGACTCTTTGAAGTCGATGTCATCGACAACAGTCTCGCCGATGCTGTACTCGCGAGCGTAGTCGGTAGAGTACTCAATGAAAGAGCACAGGTGCTTCCAGAACTCAAGGTCTTGGTTCTGACGGATCGAGATGTCGATCACGTAGGTGCTACCAAACTTGGGTTTCCAGTACTGAGGACACTCGCCCTTACCGTCCCAATCGTGGGCACCGTAGTTTTCGAGGAACTGGGTCTGGATAACTGCTTTCATGTTTAACTCCATCAAGGTATAGGAGAATTATACGCTCGATAGGGTACAAACACAAGTTTTGAAAAAGTGAATAAAATCAGGAAGTTACGAAACGAACGTTCTCAGGGGTCTTGATTTTAGGGTTGGGATGCTTGTGATATAGCACAAATTCAACGTTTTTAAACTCTTTGAAAATGTTGTTCCAGATCGGACGCCAGATATCGAGCAGGCGATAGTTGTTGACGTTGGTACGGTCACTGCTCAGGACGGTGTCCGTGAACGAGCGCATATTGTGGTCAAAGATAGAGTCAAACCCATACATGTGGACTTCATCAGGTTTGTGGCGAACGCAGGTGTAGTGAGTTGCCAAGTGACCACAGTTGAAGTTGGTTGCCGCGATGTTCGGTTCCGCGCCACAATACTTCGGTACGGTCTGGTAGAACTCACGGATGTGACCCGCGTGTTGTAGGGCGAAATTAACGTTAGCGTCGCAGAACATCTTTGGACGATTACCAAGCACCCAGTAATATGCATCGAGGTTGATCTCTCGAGCAGCGAGAGCGTTCATCATCTTAAAGTCGACCATGACTGTGGCGTATGGGTTACGCACCTCGAAAGGTGGTTGGTTACAGATAAGCAACTTACCATCACGATCGCTACCGTCACGGATACCTTGCGGCATCATAAACGACATGTCACCATTTCCTAAGATATATGTTTTCTTGCTCATAACGACGCCATTTGTCTCTTAATTTCTTCGTTGCCAACTGCTCCAGTCCAGTGCATTATGACTGGGTTATCTGGAACGTTTTTATCTATAATGTCCAATCTCAGGGTGTTGAATCTATGAGGTGCTTCGGAGATGAGTGCCGCCTTTCTCATTATGTCTGGACCGAGTAGATCATGCAGACCTTCTTGGTCGCCACGAAAGTTGTTCTTTTGGCAATGGTTGCGCCAGTGTCCTAAGATGTTTGCCTTACCGTAGAAACCGACGACACCGGAGTTGTACCACACTCCCGTTTCTGGTCGGCGCATGCTCCAAGGATGGTCAATCACCATAGTCAATTTGTTAGGTTCAATGTAACGTGCCATCCCATCGGGTTTACGCAATACCTGACAGTCAGTATCCAACCAACAGTAAGGTTGCTCACCGTAGGTCGCCATGTGCATCATTGCGGCAATCTTGTTGAACCAACCACCACCTGATTCAAACTCAGGCAGTACATGAACCGCGTCAAAGTTTGCGTGAGCGAATGCGGACATCTGCTCGGTCATCCCGAAGTCTGCCACGTGAATGGTCGCTTCCGAATGAGTACGGAAGTTGTGAATGAACCAAGGCAATTGCCATTCGGTGTTCTTGTCGCAACCAGTTAGGAATATCATTTTACGTCCACCAAGTCAAAGGTGTTGGGCGACTTCTGGTAACTGTGCTTTGCCAAACAACCTTCTGTCTTCTGGACCGTCGAGAAGGAGTCACGTGCCTCGACAGGAAACGGGTAATACTCCTCGATAAGGTCACGCCCAAAACGATCGATGCCGATAAAGATATCAGTGGGACAGGCATCCTGCTTCGCGCGCGAGAGCAGATGTTTCGCCGCATAGGGAGTCACGCCATACGCATGTGCTCCAGGAAGGTACGGTTTGGAAATGAGTTTGTTCTTACCAAACGTCTGTGGGGTATTGAAGCGACCATACGATGGTGCTCCGAAAGACAACACGCCTGCGAACAGGATGTTGGGTGGTAATTCGTTTACGAACACGGCATCGTGCTCGAGGATGAGGATTGGTTCGTTTAACTCGACACACTTCTCCCACAGGCGGTAGTGGGACATGAAGCAGGAGAGAACGTTCTCCCATCGGGAATATTTCTCGGCGAATAACTTAGTAGGTATCTTCTTCTCAGCGAACATCGCCTCTGGGTTGTCTGCTGGCGTGGTCGCTGTAAAGTTCTCTACATCTACGCCATAACGTGCGCCAGAACGGATACACCTCCTCGCTGCACCTACAGACTCCTCGAGGGAGTCAATGGTAATCACAAATGCTTTCATAATCAAATACCTGTGGTTGTACTGATCCCTGCCTGTACCACGGAGTAGTACGGGAAAGCGACTTTCAGGTCTCGGGGGAATAGTTGGCGACACATGATTGCATCGTTTGGCCACATCCCTGTCACTTCAATCTCTGCCAAAATCCTTTTAGCAAAGTCTGGGGTGATGATATAAGCAGAGTTACCTGCTAATCCCATCGGCAATGGTGGTTCGGTCGGTTCGTCGATGACGGGTACTCGGTGTATGCCTTCTCCGTACTGCTCGACTATATTATGGAACTTTGTTCCTTTTCGTGTGTTACCACGCGGGTCATTTAACCCAACCGCGCCCCAAAAAATGTCTTTTAGATCCTCTGGATCGAAAGAACGAATTAGTTTCGCATCATGTTCAAGTATAGTTATACATTCTTGAATTTTCGCACATTCCTTCCAAAGACGGAAGTGACTTAGTCCGCAAGCGACAACTCGGCGTTGGTCTGATGCGGGATAAACCTTTTTCCACAAACCTGTGTTAAAGTCCAGACCTTCGGTAAAGTGGTCCGTTGCCCAAGTCCAAGGAACCATTCTACCGAACGTTTCCATAACG